GCTTTTGTTGCTTTAGTAGCTGGATGAGGTACAACGGTTGCAGCAATATCTACACCTTTTTTTAATCCATAAATTGCTGCTGTCATGCCTCCAATTTCTTCACCAATATTGTTTCTAGTTCCAAAATCCATTTCGTCAGGAGTATTAATCTCCATAGATTCATTCATAAATTCTTGACCACTTGTTGCCCCAGCAATTACTTCTCCTTCAGAAGAATATTGTGGAAAATAGCTTGTTATAGGTATATCTACTATTGGATCATTATTTTTTACAGGTGCATCTTCTACAATTTTGTCTATATCTTTATAACTCACATTTGACTCCTATTGGGTTCTTTGTCTAATATTGCCTTCGCCATCTTTATAAAAACCACCAATGGGTATTTGATTTCTTTGTGATGGGTCATCTGGATTACTTAAAGTTACATATTGACCTTGATTAGCAAAATATCTATTAACAACAATTGGTTGATAACCACCAACAACATTTTGTTGAGTCTTGTTTGTAAAATCTCTAATTCTTTCAACCCATGAAGAAAAACCTGCTGAAGTTTGCCAGCCTGTACTATATTCATCTTGCAATCTTTTCCATTCAGGATCAGTTACAGCTTGTCCAGAACGCTGTTTTAAAACAGTATTAATTAATGTAGAGGCATTTTCAGCAAAAAATCTAGCTTCATATCCTATTTTTCCTGGTTGAAGTCTTTGACCTCTTTTAATTGTAGCCCAACCTGGTATGCTTCCTTCATATGACACAGTACCATTAACATCTTCTGATTTTTTCAGGTATTGATTTATTAATCTTTCAACTGGCTCAAGTATTGTATTCATTGTGCCAACACCACTATCCGTATAACTGTCACCTAATCGTTCTATAGACTTAACTACTAAATTCTCTCTCTGTATAGCATTAGCAGAATCTTTATCAACACTAGCCATAAGATCAGAGAAAATTTTTGTACCAGCTAAACCATTTTTTATTAATTTGGAGGCTAATGCAACTTTTTCACCTTCGTTTTTTGGCATACCAAATTCCGTGTAAATTTCTGTCGCTTTAGTTTCAGGATCGGCAACAGTAACATCATTAGCAAAAACTTTAGTTGCAGTATCAACATAGTACCATTGCTTGTCATCTCTCTTAACCATTTCTCTTTTTACGCCATCGGAATTAAGAACAGTCATAGTTCTTGCATCAAGAACCTTACCACCAACAGTTACAGTTGGTATAGTTTCTTTAGAACCTGGCAGCATTGCTTCTTTATTGTCTGCGTTATATACAACACCAGCTTGTGTAAAAGTTTCAATTTGTTTATATTCACTTTCAATTGAATTTAATATAATATCTTTTTCTTCTTGAGTTTTAATTAAAAATGTAGGATCATTCATTAATGTAGTAATTCTTGCTTCTTTTGCTGAACCAAATTTTTGCATAGATTCATTTCTATCTAAAAATATAGCAAAACCTGCTTTAGTAGGCGTGTCAGTTGTGTTTAAATAATTTCGATATTGTGGTGTTAATGTTGCATCTTTACCATTAGCTGCAAGATAAGCTAAAAATTCTTCACCTGTAGGAGTAGTATCTGTTCTTTTGTATTCAGCATAAGATGCTGGAACTTGTCCTGGATTTATAAGATCAAAATATTCTTGTTGTTTATCTTCTGGCAAACTTTTACCATATTCATAATTTGCAATTTTGTCAGTTTTGCCTTTAGGTGCAGGCATGTTTTTAATATGCTCTTGCATTAATTGAGCTTCAGCAGGAAACCCATTAGCCATTAACTCATTCATGGCTTTTGTAAAGTCATCTCTAGTAGTAGCAGATTGGTATTTATCTCTAATTTCTAAAAGTAATTTTTGTTGAGATTCTGCTGCTTTTGCTGCTATTACCGCAGGCTCTTCAATACCGAACATTTGATTAACGCCTTGTTTGGCTCTAGCCATTCCTAAAGCTGCACCATATTGCGTAGCTTGTTCAGCAGGCACATCAATTGCTGCCATAGCTTCTGCTTGTCTTGCTTGTGCTAATACATTGTCATATAAACCCATAATTTCTCCTAACTAAAAAAAGAACCAACTGCTGTACCAAACATACTGCCAACAGGCCCAGCAATTGCTCCTCCTGCTATTCCTAAAATATCGGCTATACCACTACCTGTTTTTTGTTTTGTAGCTGCTTGATTTGTATACGCAGCAGCTAAACCATCTGACTGAGCAACATCAACGCCTAAATTAGTAGCGCTTGTGTTTTGATTTATAACACCTGTATTAGTATTATTAAGAGCAGTTATAGCACTTTGATACCTAGAATTTTCTGAATTAGCAATCTCTTGTCCAGTAAGCAAATTTTTCCTTCTTTCATCGCTCATAGCCATCATTTGGTTTTGTGCTAATTCGCCAACCATTTCATTACCACCAGATGAATTAATTAAGCCCCTAGCCCGTAAACGTCCATCTAATTGATTTTGTTGATTGGCTATAAATTTTTCTCTGTTTGGAGTGTTGTAATCATACAATGTTTCTGCTAATTGATACGGATCAGAAGTTTCGTAATTATTTGTTTGGTTGTACAAACCAGTTAACATATTTTGAAACTGTTCGTTTCCTTTAAAATCTAAAGTTTTTGTATCAGCATTAAAATTTGTGTCACCATAAACACCGCCAGTTATATTGCCAGCTTGAGCAGCATCTACAGCATCTTGATAATCTTTTCTTAATTGCTCTATTCTATCTTCTGCTAATCCTTCGTTGTATTTACTTTCACCGAGTCCAATACCAGTATTAATCAAACTTCCAAGCATATTGCTTCCTGGTCTTGGCACATTTTGTCGTGCATATCCCATTCCACCTTTTGTCTTAGCTAAATAATCACCTCTTGCCATGTCTAATCTCCTGTCCTGTTAATTAACCTGTTCGTTTCCACATATATACTGTGATATATGGTTGTATGTTGTTGTGTGCAGCTCCGCCACCAGTAGCACCAGTAGTTGAAGTAACTCTATCTTTTATTGTGTGTCCAATATCGTCAATACTTACATTTGTTGTTCCAGTATTATCTGCAAATTGGTGTGTGTGAGAAGGTAATTCATTAATAGTTAATTGGTGTGTTTCAGCACCGCCTGTTTCATTAAGACCATCAAATGTACCGCTAGAATGGACACCTACCATTACTCTACCGCCACCATAAGCTGCCCAAGTACCAAATCCAAGAAGTGTTGCTGGATTAGTGGCTACTGCTGCATTAAAATAAATAGAACCTACTGGATAAACTACAGCATTAATTGCTGCTGCTGTTATTTCTGCTTGAACATATGCAGTCGTTGCTACTTGAGTAGTGTTTGTATTAGCGCTTGCTGTTGTGGCGCTAAAGGTTTCTGAAGCACTACCATTAATATCTGCTTTAGTATTTACCGCAGCTTTTACAGCAGTAAATTCTGTATGGAAGTCACCGCCACTTATTACTTTGTTTGCATCTGAGTCAGCAAGGGCATCCTTACCAGACCAAGAAACTGCTAATGTATAATTACTCATCTTATTTTCCCTTGTTTATGAAGAAGTGTTAACGCTTGTAAAGAAGCATTGAAACCATTGCTTTCTATACTAAATGCGAATTGAATGTTTTTTGCTGAGCCTGTTAAATTTGTTCTATATTCTTGTAAACCAAACACAGGTTTATATGTAGAGTTACTTGGATGTGTTGATGCAACATGAGTATGAGTAACTGTTGTTGCTCCATATAAAGAACTAGAAGCACCATATAGTGAAGTTGTGCCTGTAGTTGCTGGATTTAAAGTAATTTGCGTTGTTGCTGATGGAGTAGGACTATAATCTTTATACCATTTTAAACCTAATGTTGAGCCAGAACCACCTTCCATAATCATAAACAATCTTTTAAGTAAAGACGCTGATACTTCTTGTCCTAAGTCTACCCATGTAGTTGTAAAATTTCCAGTATAAGAAGCATTTGTAGTTGTAGTTCCATTTGCTGCTAAATCAACATCAAAAAAACCTTCATATCCAGCAATACCACCATCTTTTTGTCCAACTAATAAACCATATAAAACTGTATAAGCCATACTAGATGGCTCTCTATCATTATCAAAAGTCCAAGTAGTTACTCTTGGAGTGTTGTTAGGTGTTGCATGTTTAAAATCAAATACATAAGTTATATTTTTATCAACAAAAGATAATATATAAATTCCTTCGTTTTCAACATACACAGCCCTCATATTTGTACTTTGACCTATGTGTCTAATCAAAGTATCTTTTACATTTAAAGATAAATCTGTTAAAGGTAACTTATCTTTTTCTGTTGTACGAGCTAATGACCTTAATCCTGTACTCGAAACAAAAACTAAATCATCACCAATAGCTTGTACTGAATCTCTACTTACACAACCTACACCTTGTATAACTTCATTAAGTGCCATACTTCCAATAATGTTAGGGCTGTCATAGATTGCAATATTGTTTTTACCAAACACAACTAGCTTACCAAAGAATGGTGCTATAGCTACAATATCATCTACACCCCAAACAGTTTTTAAATCAATTAAACCACCGCCAATCCAATCATCACCATCTAATAAATTTGAATAAAACAATACATCTTTTTGTTCTGCAACACCACCTACCCACAATCTTCCATAAAATCCTGCACCACAACTAGGTTTAAACTCACCATTAGATACACTAGGAGGGTCAGAATATGTTGCAACAGGAACATTATCATTATGTGTTGCTGCACTTGAAGAACCTACACCTCTAGTTAATCCTACAAATGTTGTGGCTGTAATACTTGTATAAGAAAGAACTTCGCTTTCAATAATTATTTTTCCTTCTGGTGGAAAGCCTACTGTA